TAGATTCTCCTTTCATTTTTTTAATTTCATTATCTATTTTCTCTTGTTTAGATTTAGGAATAGGTTTTTCTTTAGTATAGAACCAATATATAAAAAATGTGGTTATAATAATAATTTCTAATTCAGTTGGTGGATATTCATCATAATAGTAGATTCCAATTGACACAGTTATTATTATTGCCACTCCTAAAATTACTATTAATTTGTCGTTTTTCTTCATTATAATTCCTCTAATATAATATCATCTATATCCTTTTGTGTAGCCTCTCTAATAATATAATCTTCATTGGTAACTCTAACTCCTTTAAATTCTTCATTATCACCATTAAAATTATGTATCACTATGTATTCTCCTTTATTCTTTTTACATAAAAATTTCCATTTATCTTCTCTACCTTTAAGATATGCTACATAATATTTTTCCTTCATAGTAACTCTACCATTATATCTTCTAATTCTTTTCTTCTAGTAACCTTTCTAATCTTCACGTAATTTTTATTTTGATTTAATGTAAATATATCTCCTATTTCATAGTGCATTTTACATGAATTTGTCTTTAATACGTTAACTTTAACTGGATAGTTTTCAATTGTTAAAGTCAATACCTTAAGATATACACTATCTATATCTGAATAGGCTAGAATAATATCTCCTTCTTTGTATTTCATATAATCACAATTTATAAATAAATAACTTATCTTTTAATTGTTCTTCTGTTAATAATATATCCTTCTCTCTTAGATATTCTCCCTCACTCCAATATGTTATTTCATTTTCTTTCCATCTTTTATCTTGGTCATATAGAACTATACATTTGTGAGTTCCTATATCAGGGTATTCTATAATATCTCTTTTTCCTATCATTGAATATCCTATATACCTTCCATTAGTATTTATTTTTAATACTTTAAATATAATTGGATTAGTATGTATTCCTGTAGATTCTATAATATCTCCATTTCTATATTTTCTAATTGGGTATTTGTATTTAATAGTTAAATAGTCTTTATATTTCATAGCATTTCAACCATAACTTCATCCTTGTTTTTAAGTTTCTTTCCTCTCCATCCACTTGTACTGAAATTGTATGAAAATAATAAACAAGTATTATCAACATCTAGTTTATAAGAACTTTGTAATACTTTTATTATATATGGTTCAACGTTGATTACTTTTAATATTCTATATTTTTCATTATTAATGTTGTATTGTAAAATGTAATCTCCTATTTTAAGTTTAGGTAAGGACATTCATATCTCTCTTTGTATTTTATATTAGGAATCTTAAGAATGTCAGATGGTTTATTCAATATCAATAAAGGTTTAGTATCAAATGAGCATCCTGTAACATATCCTTTCTCGGAAATACTTACTATGTCTTTAGCATAATGGCATGGGGATTTCCAATCACTATATTTATTTTCCTTTAGAATCATATTAGTTAGGTCATCTACATAGAAATGTTTAAAGATAGCAGTTAGTGTATAATATAATTCTTTAGCTTTAAGGATATCTGGGCATTCCCAATTCTTAGGATATAATGCAAATACCCTTTCTACTCCTATATCAAATAGCCATTTAATCAATTTCAATGTGGATTTTTTATTATCAACCATCCGTTTATCCATTAAGAGATTACATCCTGTTCTTGTATATTCATTACATTCTTTTATAAACTTCATGTATCTTGCTATATCATCTTTAGATTGTATCTTATACTTATCGAAGGAGGCACTAACCATTTCTACATTCTTTAAGAAATTCCCTGTAGATAATGTTCCGTTTGTTGTTACATTACAGATTAGATTATTCTCTTTACATTTCTCTGAGAAGGTTCTTATAAATTCTGGATATAGAAATGGCTCTCCTCCTCCTAACGCTACCTGTGGCGTAAGGGTTGCTAAGTAAGGAATTAAATCAAAAAAGAACTTATCATTTTTAGCCTTAATATCTTTAGGTCTATAACACATAGGACAATTCAAATTACAATCAGTAGTAAAATGTAAACTTATTACTTTATATTTATAGTTCATCAACCATCATCTCATCAATTTCTTTTTGTGTTAATTTTCTTATATAATCAGGTCTATCTTCTAAATAACATTTCATATTAGGATCTGATTTCCAGTCAGCAAATATTAAATTATAATTGATATTTTTTTTAATTTTGTAAACAACCCCTATATCTCCTTTAATAGCAACTAAATCCATTATAATATCTCCTATCTTAAATTTACAACTCATAGACCATCCTCTCATCATTATTAAATCTATATATAAATTGTTTGCCAAATGAATAATTACTTACATATCCATTTACATGTCTATATAACCAATCACTCTCTAATAGATTTGATAATATATAGTTTGATATCCTGTATATATGTGTTTAAAAATATCTCTCTCATTAAGATATATAGCATATATCTTTCTCATTTAATCTCCTTCTATATCTAGTATACCAAAGAATGGTAATTGTCTAAGATAATCCTCTAATTCATCCCAATGATTATATGGGGTTTCTCCTTTTATTTCTATAATCTTTGTTCCAAATACATCAGATTCACACCAATCTGTATCATACCATATAGAATCTGAATAACTAGATCCTTCATCTTCTAATTCTTTTATATGTTCTTTTAATACTTTTCTTTCTTCTTCTTTAAGATTCATCAGATTGATTCTCATAATTGCCTCTGAACAGTTTGGATTTAATATCATATAACCTCCGCTAATACTTTCTCAGCTATTCTTTCTCTTTTCTTTTTATTCCTAATAGAAACTAATGGTATTCTATCACTATCTTTAAAGTTATAGAAGATTCCATTTATTTCTTTTAATTGAATATTAGGATTTCCTTTTGAATATCTGGATATCTGTAATCTCTTTATAGATTTATTTTTATCAGCTATCTCCAATAGATATGTGTTTGATTTACTTTTATCCTTATTTTGAATTGCAATCCATGTTTTACCTTCTGCTATTATATCATAGTAATTATATTTAACATATTCATAATAGGATTCTTGATTCATAGGTTCATAATCTACTGAATCCCATATATGATTATTACAAGTAGCTACCACTAACGTATCATTTTCTGGAACAAAGAATGTTTCATAGTTACATGTAAATGTAAATCCTATCTTCTGAAAATCTCCTAATGTTTTTACATTCTTTACTTTTTTTCTAGCATCATCATAAATCTTTTTCCAATGAGCAGTTGGTTTTCTATCTTCATTCTCTATGCAATCTATCATATTCAATACTTGCTTTTTTATATATTCTAAATCCCCAGATAATCTAAAGACTTGCTCACTACAATTTGGATTCAATATCATCTTTATTCATCTCCTTTAACTTTTGTTTTAATTTATTTATTTCATTCATACATTTAAGGATTTCTTTATCTATATCCATGTTCCTATATTTTTCTAAGAGGGTTAATCTTCTTCTAAAGAAACTTAATGCTTTTTTAATCCTATTTATTTCTCCCATTTTATAATCCTCCACAATCTGTATATGTATAATCCAGATTATCACATAGATTATCTAGACAATCGCTTGTATGTTCTGATTCAAATGCCAATAGCATATGCAATGATTCGTGTGATATTATACTACAAATAACTTTAAGTGTTTTATCCATTCCATATATGGATAAATATTCCTTAATAAATCTGGTATTTATATATATATTTTTAATATCAGATTCTCCTGCTATCATATCTATATATTCATCATCTATTGGTATATACATTAATGATTGGAATAAATGTAGATTGTATGATTTAATCCTTTTTGCAAATAGGTTTCTTAATATTCTTTTCATATAATCAACTTGCATATGTATGTTCACTTGGTGGATAACTTCTATTAAGATGATATGTATCTTCTAGTTTATTAAATTTCTCTAATAACTCATCATATATTTCTGGGTATTCATCTCTTATTCTAATTAATACCCTCAATAAATCCTCATTTATCTTAAACATTTCTTTTCACATTCCTCACAGATATTTTTATTCTCTTTTAGAAGCCTATCCATAGATATATGTTTAGTACATTTTACACAATAAGGTATATACATTCCCCCTATAAACTATTTAATAAAGCTATATTAATCTTCTCTTGTTCTAATTGCCTATATTCATTGGATTGCATATATTTATTCAACTTGTCTTTTATAACATTCAGTTTATCTATATGCTCTTGCATAGCTTTATTTATTATAGGAAAAGTATGGTTATATAAGATTATATCCTCTATATTATCATCATATATCTGCTCTTTATCTTCATCTTTAACTCTTAATGATAACTCTATACTATAACCTCTTAATAATTCTGTATAGATATGGCAACCATCATAACAATTCTTCTTAAAATCCTTATCTGTAAATCCTATAAATTCTTTTTTAGTTGTTAATTCGTTATATTTTATTGGATATACTTCTAATGCTTTTATGATATTATCATATCTATTTAAGAGCATATTCTTTATTCCATCTCTAATTTCATCTTTTGATTTTATTATGTGATCTAACACTCTGAATATATTCTGCCAATCATAACCTAAATTTGTTCCATAACTAGAACTCTTATTACCCCATCCATATGTTCCTAATCCAAAGTTATAGTGATATTTATATCCCCATCTGCCTAAATTTATTTCATAGTTAATAAGAAAGAATATCCTTTTATCTTTTATTAGATTATTAGATATATCCTGTATTAAATTTCCTATTGTAGAATTAAGTTCTTGAATATCCTTAGATATATTCTCTATGTCTTTATATAATTTATTATATAGGATAATATTCTCATCCTTATCCATCATTTCTATATATTTATTTTTAGGCATTATTTATTCCTCTTTTTCTTCTTCCTTAAATGTAGATGCTATTAGATAATCTATCATTTTATGTGTTAATTTATCCATTAAATTACTCCTTCCCAACATTTAATTAATACTTCAAAATTATTTTTATCACCAAATTTCTTAATGGCATCATATAATTTTTCATCCCATATTTTTATTTTTAACATTTTAAAATTTATCTTTACTAATGTATCTTCTCCAGAATAAGGGAACATAGTTATTTCAGTATACCATTTAGGTTTTCTTTTATATATAGATATATATTCTGATCGTAGATCAATGTAATATTCTTCATCTATTATCTCCTTTAATTGATTGAACAATTTTTTTCCTAGAGATTTTAATATTTGTTCATAACATACTTTTTCTTCCATAGAATATCACCTATTCTATTACATCATTTATCCATACAGATTCTTTAGATTTACATACAGGACATTCTATATCTTGTAAATGATTTACTTCTACTTCAAATATCTTTATGTCCTCATTATTATAAGAGCAATTATCACATACTATCTTTAGTTTCATTTTATATTTCCTCCTTTTATCTATTTTAATTTATAAGATGATATTCACTTAGTGTATTTACATTTGGATATGCTAGTAAATCCCATATCTGAAATAATTTCCAGAAATAGTTATACATACATATCCCATAGAACCTATCATATTCAAATACGTTTCTTTTCATTTTTTTATTCCTCATTTAATTTCTTTTTTCTTGCATTGCATATATTAATAGCCATATCAAGAATATCAGAATTGTTACACTTATTTAATCTATCTAAAACATCTACATAATCTACCAACATGCATAGATTATCTATTGTTTCATCCTTTTTCTTTTTTCTCCTAAACATATTCTTCCTCATTTTAATATATCATCTTTTAATTATCATTCCATCTCTGAATCTATTTACAGAAGGATGGTGGGGATTGCAAATACTATATTGATCTGAGAAATACCATACCCAACCATTTCTAAAAAAATGAAGTGGTGAATATTCATTTAATCTATTAAAGGTAGATGTGGTATGCCATCCCCCTGTTGTATAAACAGTATCTCCATTTGGCTTATAAGTTATTATATCTGTATGATGGTATCTTATTGCTATATCTCCATCCTCATACCATATTTTAAGAGTATTTCTCTTTAGGTTTTTATATCTCTTATACGGTTTATGTGTAGATTCTAATCTATGTTTTATAGTTTCATACGCCATATATAATCACTCCCAATCTTTAGGATATGCTGAGAATATTTCCTCTAATGTTCTTATTTTTCTATTAGGATGTAATGTAAATTTAATTCTAATTTTTATCACTCCTTTTTATAATCACAAGATATGTCTGAACATCCTATATAAGATTCTCCACCTGCACTTGAATACCATTTCTTTAAATCCTTATTGCAGATAGGACATTTTTCATCCATATTTTTTAATCTCCTTTTATAATTTCTTTACCACACTTAGCACATTGATATACATCTTTAGAATACATATAGACTAACTCATGGTTACACATTTCAATCACACATGTAAGTAATCTTTATATAGTAGTTTTTTTAGTTACATATATAGGTAACATTTATATATATGTTTTTATTGCTATGTATTTATTCTTCTTCTCCAATTATAATATTATTACCTATCATTTTAGCATACATTTTAGTGCCTAAAAGCTCTCCTATGCATTGCCAATCCTCTGTTAACTCTATAGATATTCCAGAGCTTTTATTTGTAAATCTCATTTTTTATTCACCTTTTATTTTTATATCAGAATATATACCTTGCTTTTTAACCTTAGATATGAAATCATCCTTACAAAATTTACAGAGATTATATGTCATAGGACAACAAACAAAGATAACTTTAAGTGTATGTAGTTTATGCTTTTGTTTATTACAGAAATCGCATGTAATTTAATCACCATCTGGTATAAATTTTTCATAACATAGATTGTTAGGAGTATCTGAACTACAACATACCTTATATGTACAATCCATTTTAGGACACTTTCCCGTATTCTTTTTAACAATCTCATCAAATTCTTTTTGAGTTGTCATTTTAAATCACTCTAATAATTACCATTTAATATTATGTCTTTTCTTCCATTCTTTATTTGCACATTCTGAATCACAAAAGAACATTCCTCTATCAATATAACATCCATCTGTATCTTTACCACAATATTCACATTTATACATATATTTAATCACCCTATTTAAAATGTTTTATCTAATGGATCATTCTTAAGTCTTTCCGTAGTATATCTTTTACGTGCTATTTGTATTTCTTTTTTAGTAAACTTGTAGATTAATCCATCCTTATACCAATATATATAATCCATTTTAATCCTTCTTTTTCTTAGCCTTTAATGTAATACAGAATACCTTACCACTCTCAAGATATTCTGGATATATCTCCAAATCTTTATTTGTAGTAAAGTATATCTGTTTTATATTATTCTTCTGCATAAATTCACCACCATTTTTAATCATTATTTATAGAATCCTTTTAGCACTTGATTTAATATCCTTTACGTAAACATCACCTAATTCATAAGATCCATATGTATAAGGTGATTTTACTGCACAAAACCATCTAGCATAAGGATTTTTATTTTCATTTTCAGGATTTTGGTATTTTTTTAATACTCTCCATTCCCATCCTGAATTATTACTCCATATTTCATATGGATTTTCCTTATCTCTAGTCTTTCCACATAAATTTTTCATATATATATCACCTATTTAAATATATATTCAAAGTTAATCTTACTATTTTATAGGCAATCGCAACCAGAACAGTATATACTCATTTCGTGCCAATCTATATATACGATCTGTTTGCAATTTTTACAGATAAGATTGCCTGTAAATTCATCTGAATTACAATTCTTTTTTATATAATCTATAAGTGTTTTTTCTATTTCCATATTCATTCCTTCAATTTATCTTTTATGTTGTGAAATAATTTGGCGTGTAAACTTGCAGGTAAGACTAATAAATTCATCCTAGAATTATCTGTTTTTATACCGTTTATATGGTGAACATGATAACCTTCAGGAATTTTTGTATCTTTTTCTACTATTCGCCTATGTTGCATTACAAGTTTAGTCTTTATCTTACCATTTTTTTCTATAAGCCAATACTCATATAAATATCCATTCTTTATATAAGTATTAAGTAACTCAAGATACTGCATATTTATTCACTTTTTTGAATTAAATTTTGAAACTTAAAAGATATCATGGAGTTGTTATATACATCTATAACATCTACAGAATTATCTTTATTTACCTCTCCTGCTATATTCATTATTTAATCCACCTTTTTTACTTGCCTTTTAGGATCTTATTGTAATAAATATTGTAATAGAAATTTTAAGATTGGGTATAGCTGGTTTTATTCATTTAATCTACGGATATTTTATTCACTATACCCATATCTCTTTTTAGCGTAGGAATATATTTCCTGCACCCCAAAATGTTTGTCCTGATTTTAGCTGAAGTCTATATCCAGCTCTGTTTGATTTATCTCCAAACATTTTAGGTATTCCAATGGCTTTAAGCACAACATCCCCAATCTTTATTTCTACTTCTACGTCTTGGGATGTATCTCTGTTTTTATTCTGTGTTTTTTCTGTGCTTTTTATTTCATTCCATTGGTTGCCTATATAGATATACTCCTTGCCTTTTTCGGTTTTTCTCTCAAATTGTTTTGGCATTTTTTTATTCAACTCCTTACGCCACTTTTTATTTTACAGGCGTATAAAGATACTAGAGAATTGCACTCTATATTGGGCTTTTTTTATTCATAGATTATATGATATTTTGAATTTGTGGGAATAGAGTATATATTAATTCTTTAAATGATACGGTAATCATTATAAAATAAATCCAGAATTTTAAGCATATATACTCTATTCGTTTTTAGTGTATTACTGTTATCACCTGTAATACTGTTACTCTGTTTATCCTGTTTTCATAAGATATACTACCTTTATATATCCTTATCACAGTAAGATAATGCTTACTTTATTAAGATATACTTAATCTTAAAAAGATAAGTTATAATTAATTGATTTTAAAAACTAAAAAACCAAAAAACTAAAACCATAATACTTGAAAAATTGGCACACATGTATATAAAGCTAACTATTTTTTTATCTGTTGGCAAAAATGATTATATAAAAAGCTATCGAATCAGATAAGGATTAATTTTTTGATTTTTATATTTTTTATGAAATTAAAATGTTATTGTTATGTAATTAGAATATAATTTATTATATAAAGATATAATCAATTTAAACCTATCTATAATACTCTATAAACTAAAAACTATTTTTATGAGTATATAACCATTAATAAAATTAAAATGCTTTAAATAAGCTAATAGGTATTTTTAAATTAAATCAAAATAAAAATAATTAAAAAGAAAAAATAAAAAGATTAATTGGATTTATTTATTTTATTTAATAAATCCTGTTTGGTTTTTTCGTAATCTGTGTCTATTGGTATAATCTGTTTATCTGTTATATGTAATCTGCTACATTTTAAAGGTTTATCCTCTATTGTTAATAGTTTATATTTATGTGATATTAATGTATACCTATTGGTTTTTGAATTTTTATATTTTCCCCTATAAGCGTTATTTTCTATATCTGTGATAATATACTGTAACCATTTAATATTTATTTTAGGTAATCCATTTTTATGGTATAGGTATTTATTGTAATTAGTTTTTACTTTATTATTGGTTATATATAAATTGTATATTTCTTTTAAAATTGTTATCACCTCATCATAAGTTATGTATTTTTTTAGTTTAACTATTTTAGGATAACTAGATTTTTTATTATTAGGTAATTTATAGGTAGATAACAGATAATAAAATCTATATAATCTATTTATAAATATATTGTCCAATAGATATTTTATCTGTTTGTTATTATTTTCATCCACAGATAATATTTTGATTACCCCGTATTTTGTTTTTTCTATTCTATCTTTAGCGGTTATTTCTATATATGAATTTCTTATACGCCTGTAAGGATATCCGAATGTTTCATGTGTTTGTAAGAATCTATTTAAGTTATCTGTTAATCCTATATCAGTATTCCTATATGTAATTATTTTTTGGGATTTACATAAAGATAAATACCGATCATCTGTTATCTTTAATCTTGTAGAGTTATCTATAACCATGGAATTAATATTATCGTTTAATCCACTAAAGATTAATGTTTTAAACTTCCCATATTTTTCTTTATACTGTTTAAATTCGTTTTTAATTGGTTTAACTGTTAATATTTCATTTTTATTATATGGATTAACTATTGTATTTGTATTTGATTTCTTTTTGTTTTTATTTGCGGATTTATATATATTGTTTAAAATTGTTTTGGTATTATGTGGCAATATAATTTCCTTTCCTTTATATCTATTCCTTGTTAAATCATTTATATTAAAGATGGTTCTATTATCACTTGCGTAATTTTCCTTATTTTCCATTTCTTTATTATATAGGTTTTTCATTTTCTTTTATCTCCTTATTAATATATAATTTAATAAGACTATATTAAACCTTATCAAGTTAGATATTAACATGGTTAAGTATATGTATTATAGATTTATAAATGTATTTATGTTGTTATATCTGTTAAGCTATTAGGGTATATATTTAGAAGTAAATATAATAATGATTCTATAAAGATATTAATATACAATTGGATATTAGTATTTAAAGATTGAAATAAAAAAAGATAGGATATATTTATTCTATATCCCATATTATTATATTGTTGGTAATTGTATTCTTACAATTGTTTAGGTTTATTATAGATATATCCTTATACATTTAAACACTATCTTTATACTTAAACTGTATAGAGATATATCCGTTTATTTGTTTTAATTGTTTGATAGTCGTTAATGCATCAGCATTATTATTTATGGTAAGTAATACTCTTACCTTATCTTTATTTCCTATCATTACATATTCACCTATCAGATAAGAATACATGTAAGTTAATATAGTTTATTATTAGATAGTTATGTAAGTAGATATTTAGGTATTAACTTATATCGTTATAGGATATTAGTATACTTCTGTTGGATTACTGTTATATAATATCTTATCGTTATAGTATTAGGCTATCTATATAGGCTTTAATATAATAGTAATTGTATAGGATTTATAATATAATAATTGGTAGATTAACAGATATAAATAGGTATTAAATAGATAATAAGAATATTAATATCGTATATGTATAATATATATGTATAATATATGTATAAAACTTAGTTATATATATATATGAATTATTACCTTATCACCTTATGCTATATATCTATATTAACTATTAACTATATACATATTCCAATTCCAATAAATATTAACTTATATAGTCTTAAAGGATAAGAATTAATTATATGTTAATGATTAGAACTAATTAATCTAATAAATCTTATTATTCTTTAATTGAACTAATTAACTTATTATTCCTTAATGAATCTATCTTATATATAATTATAATTAATATATATTACCTGTTGCCCTCCTAATAGATTTATATATGGTCTATTATATATTAAACTAAATATCCTGCTATTAATATCTATATAGTCCTATAATAAACATAAACAAGCCTTAAAAAGATATATAATGGGATATATCGAGCTTATATACTCACCTTCGGTGTAACGGATTATCCACAACCGCACTCATTCTTCATCCAAAACTTTTTGTTATTCCGATATATAAGCATATTGAATCTACAAAAAAATAACGTTATTTTGTATAGATTTATACAACATACTATTTTATATAGGTTGTGGTTGGCCCAACAGGAGTAAATGCAAAAAGAGAGTATAACAGGGGTTCCACCATACTTAATATATGTAAAGAGAAAAACTATTTATAACTTTAGTTTTCATGATTGTCAATTTAGGAGAGGCAAGCTATGCCGAGGATGATGGTGGGTAATTATTATTACTTTATAATATATTTATAATTATGGCTAGAACTAATTTTATTATTAAACATGGATTGGAAAGCGAAACCGATGCACTTTTAGAGAGCGGATACAGTACTTATCAAACTATAGATATACTTAAGGAAAACCATAGAGAGATTAAAGGGATAGATGGTAAATCTCATATGGTAGTTCAACGATATAAAGATATTAGAGACAAGATGAAATTAGAAGAAATATATGAATCTGGGGAAGATCCTTCAGATATAATTGATAAGGAAGTTAGAGAAGGGATTAGAAAGATAGTAGAACGGTTAGAGAAATGGTCTAATATAGCTGAAGAGTTATATGAAGAAGCTAAACAAGATGGAACTTTATTAGACCGTATAAAAATACTAAAAGAAATAAGAGATACTATATCCCAAGAAAGAAAATCATGGGAATCTCTAAAGCAATATGGAACCAGACAACAAATTAACATCGGGGAAATGAATAAAAAGAAAGAGCAAACGTTTAATATACAATTATTAAGCATAGCTAAAGACATATGTCCGACTTGCTCTAAAACAATATTGAGTAGATTAAGTGAATTTACAGAAGAAGATAATGTTATTATTAAAAAGAAAAAGGAGGAAATAAAATGCCAGGAATAAATTATGATTGGAAAATAACAGTAAAAAAATTCTTTACTGGATTGTTTTATGCAGGTGTTCCATTTACTATTGGATATTCTATAGCATTCTTAGAGGGAGAAGAATTTCCACCAGAGTATGCTGGTTATATAGCAATATCTATCGCAGTATTACATGCAATAGCAAATGCATGGAAACACTGGAGAGATTAAATTAGAATTACTGCAGTAATAAAACAGGGCCTATAAATAACATAGGATCATACCTATGGTTCTGTTGAACCACAGACCTGACAGATCCTAAGACAATTCCGAAGTGATTCAAGCCCTGGAACCACATGGTATGTAAATTATGTCTTATATACAGTCTTGTGATATTATGGATTTAGATAAATGGCTAGATAGTGCATCCAAATGGATATTACCTTTCTTAGGTATTTTATGGGTGCTACAGAACTTCTTAGGTCTAAACTTCTCATTTGGATTTAACTTCTAAGTGTAGGAGATTAGAGTCTAACTAATTTTAACTATGTTTCATGTTATATTTTTTCAATCGATATGAAGAATCATATAGAAGTTCCAAAATCATTTGTATATGGTTTAGATCCAATAGCTTTCATTAAAGATGTATTGGAATTAAAATGTGAATGGTTTCATAAGGAATGGATAGAATTATTTGAGAATAATAAATATGTGTCTTTATTAGCTCCAAGGGGTCATGGCAAAACTGTTTTAGTTGGTGCATATATCACTTGGAGAATATTAAGAGATTTCAATATTAGAATATTAACAATCACTATAAGTCAAGATAAAGCTAATGAAATGATGTCATTAGTTCAAAGATCTTTAGAGGCCAATGATAAAATTATTAATATATTTGGTCCACAAAAAGGTTATAGTGATTGGTCAAGGTCTAGTTTAAGAGTATTAAGGGCTTGTAAAGGTGGTGCAGCTCATAAGGAACCTACATTCCAAGTTTATGGAGTAACAGCTGGGATGGTTGGTGGACATTATGATTTAATAGTATTAGATGATATAACTGACCAAAACAATTCAAGAACTCCTCATCGTAGAAAAGGATTGGTAGATTGGTATAATAGTACAGTAACTCCTATGTTGGAACCCGAAGGGGAAATCATTTCTATCGGAACAAAATGGCATGAATCTGATATTCATTCACATTTTCAATCTCTTCCTAATTTTACTTGTAAAGTCTATAAAGCAATATTAGATGAAGAAAAGAAAAAAGTTCTCTGGCCAGAACAATGGTCTTATGAGAAATTAATGAATAGAAAAGGTGGTATGGGTAGCTTAAGTTTTGCTATGCAATATCAGAATGAAATTATATCTTCAGAAGACTCTCCAATTAGAAGAGAATGGGTTGAGTATGCAGTAGATAATTATAAATTACCAGAGCCTCCATATAAAGTATATATGGGAGTAGATTTATCATCTAAGGGAGAAGAGACTGATTATTTCAGTATAAGTATAGTAGCTATAAGAGAAGGTAAAATATATCTTATAGATGGATTAAGAACTAAAGCCTCTATGTTTAGGCAATTCGAATTAATAAGATCTTACAATTCTAAATGGGAACCGATAAAAATAGGTATAGAACAAGCAGCTCAACAAAAGATGATAGTAGATCAATTATTAGAATCAACAACATTACCTATAATTCCAATCAAATCATCTATAGTTAGTGATAGAATGTCTAGAGTTCAAAGATTATCTGTGTTATTTGAAACTGGAAGAGTATTAGTAAACCCACAATTAGATGAGTGGGCGAATGAATTTATGGTATATCCTAAAGGGCATGATGATTGTTTGGATTCTACTTCATTTGCAATTCAGTCTTCTCAAGAATTAGAAAAGGATAAAAGTATAAATTGGAGTGATGTTCCTAGTATGATATCTACTAAGAAAACATCAAATGTTAAACATAAATATAGAATAACGAAAGTATAAGGAGGAAACATGGTCGAAACTGTATATATAGGAAGTAAGGAAATATCAAGATATATTTCAGCTTGTTTCTATGCTTTAGGTAAATCTGAAAGTCTTAAAATTATAGCTAGAGGAAGTAATATAAAGAAATCTATAGACATATTAGCTATCCTAAAAAGAGATTATCTAGAAAATCCTAAATATAATATAGAAGTTGATAGTGAACCATTCGAGAATAGAAATGTATCTACATTAGAAATATCTTTATCTGGTATTAGAAAAGAAAAAGAAGAAATCAAAAATAAAATAAAGGAATAAATTAATATGGGTATATTTGATAATATATTTAATCGTTCTAAAGAAAATAAATGGTTAGATAAAGATGGTAAACCAAAAGCTATTGTATCATCATCTGGGTTAGGTAGATTTAATGTTAAACTAAATTCCAGAAACAAAAAAGCTTTAAAACAATATTGGACATACTATAATGGAGAAGGAACTGTATTTGCTTCAATACAAACAACAGCATGGAATACTGTAATGGTTGGATCTCATTATTCATCAGAAAATGATAACGCTTTGAAATTAATTTTGAAAGAAATGGATAGATTAGATGTAGAAGGAGTATTATTAGATAATGTAGTTTATACATTGATTTATGGTGATGCATTTATAGAGAAAGTTAAAGATAGTAAAGGAAATATCAGTTATTTAAATACAATAGATCCATCCACAATGGAAATAGATTATGATAAATATGGAAGAATTACATCATACCATCAGAACATAAATGGAGTTAAAAAAGATACAGTATTTAAACCAGAAGAAATAATACATATTAAGTTTTTTCCTAAACCAGATAGTCCCTATGGCATATCTTTAATAGAACCATCAAAAGATACTATAGATAGAAAGGTAGATGTAGATGAATCTTTATATCATGCAATCCATAGACATGGTACCAGTAAATTAATTGCATATGTAGGAACCCCAGATGATATACCTCCAAAGGATGCATTTAATGAGATTAAAGAAGACCTAGAAGATATAGGATCACAAAATGAATTAGTTGTTCCTGGAGTTATCAAAATAGAATCTATAGATGAAAAGGGAGTATCCGGTGTAGAAGAATACTTTAGTATGTTCCAAACTCAACTGGTTATAGGCATGATGTGTCCTCCAGAAGCATTAGGTTTAGGGCAAGGATCTACAGAGGCGACAGCTAAAGTCCGAGAAATAATGAATGAACGTTATATAAGATCTTTACAATTAAAATTATCAAACCAAATAAAAAATGAATTAATAAATAATATACTTATATATAATAAGTTTGAACCTAATATAGTTAAAATGAAATTCAATTCTGTTACTGATGCTGATGAAGCTGTAAAAGCTAAATGGTTAGGTAATCTATTAAGAGGATTCCCACAGGGTAAATTACCATTTACAATAAATGAAATAAGAGCTATGTTTGGTTATCAACCTTTAGAGGAAGGTAATGTTCTACCAGAAATTGGTAATGATGTAAATAATGATAATGAAGGAAATGACTCAGAAGCCAAAGAGAAGTTTAAAAAGATTGTTAGTCCCACTAAAGTATGATACTAAACAAATAGTAAAGGGAGATGCAAGAATCTATAAGGATAGTATATTCCTCAATGAGGGAGAATATTCAGATAGTATAACTAGAGCTCCTGTATATTATTCATCTGATGAATTAAAAAAAGCCACAGAGAAATGGAATAAAAATAAACTTATTAATCTAGATGATGATAAGGTATATTTAGATTTAGATCATAAAGTGGATGAAGTGTTAATGAGGATAGGTTATGCTACTAATATTTATTTTGCCAATAATGCCATAAAGGGAGATTTGTATTTACATAGATTAACTGAAAATTCCAAGGACACTGTGAGATTAATTGATGCAGGATTTATCAATAAATTATCTGTGGAGATAACAACCATGGATTATTGGGATGAAGAAAACGAAAAACGATGTGCAGGTGATATAGATCTTATTGGGCTCGCAGTAGTTACAATGCCAGCTGATATTAACACACGGATTAGATAAATATGAAAAATCTCACAAACAGAGTAGAATCTTTAGAAAAATTATATAAACATCTAGAAAGAGATATATTTGAAAATTTAGAAATCATATGTAAAGGAAATTCAAGTCATACTGGTGAAGATGTTGATATTAGATTAAATGGAAAAAGTATCTTACCATATCTAGCTTGTTCTTATCTAGAATGGGAAATAAATGGAAATGATATAGGAACAATCAAAATAATATACGCATCTAGAGACAAAAATGGTAAATTAATAGTAGAAAACGATATGATATTGGAAGAAGATATTATTATAAACTATCCAATTAAAAAAATAGATCTTAATTTTAAAAACATTAACATAACATCAAACAATATTGGAAGAGATACTTTAATTAAGTTTGGTGAAGATTTAAATCAAATTGATTTACATATATCTAGTTTAAAAGTTTATATTGGTACTGCATCAGAAGTAAATAAAGTGGAGATGATATTCATATGAACATAAATTGTTCATTCTTTAATAAATGTAAGAATTATGGTAAGGAATGCCATAGATGTAAATGGAACGCTAACAATAATATAGGAGATTATCTCAGTCTAGAAACTGAAGATGGTAAATCTATAAGATTCTTAGAGACGAAACAATGAAGTATATAAGGGTAAAAGACTGTCCTCTATGTGAAATATTTACTAATAAACACATAATAACTAAACTATATTGGCCAGAAAATATAGAGGATATACCAAGGTCAGAATTTGTGATTGTTGATTGTAAAACCTGTAAAATCCCAATGGTAGTGTATGGAGAACACGTTACATCCATAACTAAAGAAGCTTGGGGGCGTATCTTATACGTATGTAAGAGAAAGCTCTTTGGTGGAGGAATAACATTAAGGAGAAATAAAATAGATTGCATAGACCATATTTCGTTTTATATACATAATATAAATGAAAAAAGAGTTTAAAGTAAAAAGAAAATATTTGAAATATATAAAAGTCTAGAATGGAATTTAAAAAGTTAGTATCTAGATTGAGTTGGATTATACTTACAGTTATAGGTATACTTGCTATTGTTATGTATATG